GACAGCAATACCCTTTTTATGTGCCACCTTGTTCTTTGGAGCATATAAGGGTGAAACTCAATACTACGACTCAGACGACTACGATGGAAATGGAACCGCTCACTAAAGGAATTGTAATCTTCGGTGCCACTGGAGATTTATGTAAGAGGAAACTTATTCCAGCATTGCATCAACTTTGGTTGAAGGATCTTCTTCCAAATAATTTTTTGATCACTGGTTGTGCCAGAAGAGCACCAACTGCATCACAATGGAAAGAATCTCTTGGGGAATATCCAGAAGAGTTCCTTCATCATTTGGATTATGTTTCTGCTGATTTAGATAATGTGGAAAGTTTAAAGAACCTTCCAGATTATATTGACGATATGACTTACTTTCTTTCTGTTCCACCAGAAAGGTATGCTAATGCAATCACTAATCTTAAAGAGGCAGGTAAGTTAGATGACCCAGAAAGGACCAGGGTGGTTATCGAAAAACCCTTTGGATACGATTATAAATCTGCTGATTCTTTACAATCTGTGGTTTCTAGACATCTACGCGAGAAACAAGTCTATCGCATTGACCATTATCTCGGCAAAGATACTGTTAATAACATACTTGCTACTCGCTTCAGTAATATTCTTCTGGAACCACTTTGGAATCGCCAGTATGTAGAAGAGGTTCAAATCTTTGCGACTGAAACTATCAGTTGCGATGGTCGTTCACAGTATTATGATACTGCTGGTGCGGTTCGTGATATGCTTCAAAATCACATCTTACAGGTGCTTGCTCTGGTAGCAATGGAAGCACCTTGCCGTATGGACGCTAGGGAGGTTCGCCGTGAAAAAACAAAAGTCCTTGCCGCCACAAGAATGGGAACAGACGCCCTCTTTGGGCAGTACATTGGGTATCGTGATGAAGACGGTGTTGATCCTCAGTCTAATACTCCTACCTTCGTCGCTGGTTCTTTATATGTTGATAACTGGCGTTGGGAGGGAGTTCCTTTTCGCGTACTAACTGGTAAGTGTATGCCTTATCAGTGCGTAGAAGTTGTTATTAAGTTCAAGGCACCACCGCAGCAGTTATTTGATGGTGAGGTGAATGATCGTATTGTGATGAGGTTGCAACCACACGCACACCTTGATATCATGATGGACATTAAAACACCAGGAATGAGTGATGGTGTAGAACCAGCAACACTGACTCATAGGTATCCTGATTGGTTGGGTGTTGACGGATATGAAAAACTTCTTTATGATGCGATTGAAGGAGATCAGTCTCACTTTGTTCATGCCGATGAAGTTATGGAATCGTGGAGGATTGTAGATAATCTTCTATGCACTGGTGACAAGTGTCCGATTAGAACAGTTCCTTTCATCTATCATAAAGGTCTTTGGGGGCCACAGCATAAAACAGATTGTATAACTAAATGGGATTATCCAGCATGATGCACGAAGCAGGACATTTTGCCAGAATGGTAATGGAAACACCCTGGTGTCTGGGTGTTATGGGGTTCTCCCTGGTCTTCTTTCCTATCTTGGGTATGTGGGCAGTTCACAAATATCACTGGGAACACTGGGCACCATTTGACAAATCGCATAAGTAGTAGTATAATTCATCAGTTCAAACATTTACGATGAACGAGAAACAACAGAAACGCAGAGATGCAGTCAATCTCTTTATTGAAAGCGTTTATAAACCTGATTCTGAACTCAGGCAGTGTGCTCATGAGCAGAAGTGTTACCATGAACTCATGGAGTGGCGAGACGAGGTTCTCCAATACTTGTATGTACGAAGAAGCGAAGAATTTAATGTCTGATGCCTCTTGACTTAAACACTCAAATGACCTATAATACTTAGGTCAATCCATCCGAGGAGTAGCTCAGTTTGGTAGAGTCCCCGTTTTGGGTGCGGGTTGTCGCAGGTTCGAATCCTGTCTCCTCGACTTTATAAATATCACAACTATGGAAATCTTTACAGTGGAAGAATTTCAAGAAAGATGGGACGAACTCATTGAAAGAGTGGAAAACGGAGAACATCTTGGAATCATAAATGAGAATGGAAACGCAGCAGTAATAATTCCTGCAGATGATGATCTTTACCGAATATACACGGAAACAAACAACGAAGCACAGTAAGTTCATCTGCGGGAATGTCGCCTAATGGTTAAGGCCCTCTGCTTATAACGGAGTGAACCGAGTTCAATTCTCGGCATTCCTATTTGCTCCTTTAGCAATCTGGTGAATGCAGCGAACTCATAATTCGCCTGAGGCGTGTTCGATCCACGCAAGGAGCACTTGACGGATTTCCGTCATTCCACTATAATAGTCAGGTACACATTCAGAACAATGTCACTCACCGAAAAATTCAAAAAAGACATTCACTCTCTTCGTTCTGCTGCCAATGGCGACATCTATCTTGATGTAAAGAATCCGAAACTTTACAAAAAGGTTCGCCGTTTTTATGAAAACAATGGAGTAATCTTTTCGGGAGATCCCCTTGATGATTATGAAATGTTGATGGATTACATTGCTCAGGATCTGGAAACTCTAGAGGTTGCATGAACGATTTAGATCCTAAGTCTGTTGCTTCAACCAAGACTATTATTATTCATGAACGATTCCCTTATCGGTTCGTTCAGAAAGGTCACATTCAACTAAACGGAAATCCCGATTTCCGTATGCAAAAAGCACATGAGTATACTAAAAAATACTCTGATGCTTATTTGTTTGACAATGGAGATCAAATGCTCCTTGCCATTGAAGACCACGAATATGCTAAATGGTTAGATCCAGAAGGTGTTCCTTGTTATGTTCGTGATGATGAAGACATGGAGAGTCTTTAAAAACCCTGGTGGAGTCATCCCTAATAAATGCCCATGATGGAGACATGTAAAAAACCCTGGTCGGGATGGTCATATGACCCCTGGAGTTTCCAGTTTCTCTAAAGAACTGGTGGTGCGGATGGGATCTCTCTCCCGCCCAGTTTCTTGCTTCTGGTTAAAGAGCAAGTGGCGTGCATGAAAAGACCTAACGGGGAGGTTCGCACCTCCCTTTTTTCATAAATAAAAATAAAAAATGAAAACCTTTTCTCAGTTTGTTGGTCTATTACAGGAAAAAGAAATTGCCTGGAATAGTGGCAAGTTGAGCGGCAGTGGGAAAAGTCCTTCAGATACAGCAAAGACAAAAATTGCACAACTATCTAGAGAAAGAGATCCACAAAAGATAGTTGCAGCGGCACAAAGAATCAAGAGAATGAGAGGTATTGTTGCTGGAGCAGATGAAGTTGCAAAGGCAAAGGATCCTAAAACTTCTAGAACTTCTGGAATGCAGACCAGAGCAAACACAGGAAGAGCATCAAAACCAGCAGATACCCGAGGAAGATCTGGTAGTCTTCCTAACATTGCTTCTCCTGCAGGTGAGGGAAGTGGAAGCAGAGTTGCTGGTAAATATGGTGACCTGAGAAAAGGATCCTCAAATAATATTGGATCAACTCAGATCAATACTGGCAGAGGATATACTGGAAAGAAATTTGGAAAGGGCGGCAATAGATAGCATTTACAAAACACTCTTTTTTTAGTATAATAGATACTATAGAGTTTTTATTTTTGATGGGTCAGTATGTTAAAAAGGCACTCGTTCTGGGTGCTGGTGGTTTCATTGGAAGTCATATGGTTAAACGCCTTCGTTCTGAAGGTTACTGGGTGCGCGGTGTAGATCTCAAGCGTCCAGAGTATTCTCCCACTGAAGCAAACGAATTCGTTCAGGGAGATCTTCGTGATGAAGATTTCGTTCGCCGTGTTCTTGAATACAAGGGAGACCGAGGTAACTTCTACAACTCAGTTCCTTATCGTTACATTCATCCTTTTGATGAGATCTATCAGTTCGCTGCTGATATGGGTGGTGCAGGTTTTGTCTTCACTGGCGAGAACGATGCAGACATCATGCATAACTCTGTTACTATCAATCTGAACGTTCTTGAAATGCAACGTCAGATGAATGAAAGAGTTGGTAAGAATGTAACTAAGATTTTCTATTCTGGATCTGCTTGCATGTATCCAGAGCACAATCAACTGGATCCTGATAACCCTGACTGCCGTGAAGAATCAGCATACCCCGCTAACCCCGATTCCGAATATGGATGGGAGAAACTATTCTCTGAGCGACTTTATTTTGCATACCATCGCAATTATGGTATTCCTGTTCGTGTTACCAGGTATCATAATATTTTTGGTCCAGAAGGGACCTGGGACGGTGGAAGAGAGAAGGCACCAGCTGCAATCTGCCGTAAAGTTGCTCTCCTCTCAGAGGACGGTGGATCCATTGAGGTGTGGGGAGACGGTTTACAAACTCGTTCCTTCCTGTACATTGACGAATGCATTGAAGCGTCTAGACGACTGATGGACTCTAACTTCATTGGACCTGTGAATATTGGTTCTGAGGAGATGGTCACCATCAACCAACTGGTAGATACTGCTGCTCGTGTTGCAGGTAAGAACGTAGAGAAGAATCATATTGACGGTCCTCTGGGTGTTCGTGGACGTAACTCCAACAACGATGTGATCCGTAGAGAACTTGGTTGGGACTATCAGCAGACGCTTGAAGAAGGTATTCGTAAAACTTACACTTGGATTCAAGAACAAATTCGTAAGAGTGCTTGACTTTATCTATCTGAATTATTTGAAAGACATTTATGAGTAAAAAGTATATTTTTGATCTAGATCATACTCTCTGTGACACTAAGAAGGGGAAAGATGGAAAATGGGATTACTACAATGCAGTCCCATTTCATGATAGAATAGAAGTTGTTAACTCATTATGGGAAGGTGGAAACACCATAGTTATAGAAACTGCAAGAGGTTGTGGATCTAAAATCAATCATTATGTTGAGACTTTTGATCAACTTCGTTCCTGGGGACTTAAGTTTCATACACTTAGAACTGGTGTAAAATTTTCTGCTGATTATTATATTGACGATAAAGCGATAAACTCTGAGGATTTCTTCAATGGCAAGTCTACAATCTCTGATTAAAAAGTCTCCTTCTTTTATTCAAAAGATTTACTACGATCTAGTTCCATTCTCTAAGAGATATGGTAGTGTATTCAATGAGACTTATAACTTTCTTCTTGAGAGTGAGAAGTGGAGTAGAGAAAAACTAGAAGAGTATCAACTTCAGGAGTTTAAGAAGTTGATACTGCACTGCTATGAAAATGTACCATACTACACCAGAGTTTTTAATGATAGGGGATTGACTCCTGATGATTTTCAATCCTTGTCTGACGTTACTAAACTTCCTTTTCTCACCAAAGACATCATAAGAGAGAATCTCAATGATTTGATTGCCACAAACATGAGAGATCAAAAGTCTTATGAGTTTAGGACTAGTGGGTCTACTGGTAAGAAGTTGGTTTTTTATGGCACTGATGAGGCATATAAAAAAGAAGCAGCATTTGTCCTTAGGGCATATGAAAAGCACGGAGCAAAACTCTATGACGAACCAAGCGTTTGGTTGCGTAGATATGTGCCTGTAGATAGAGGTTCTGACCTTTGGTATTATGACTATGAGTTGAAGCGACTTTATATGTCTGCTTATCACTTAAATGATAATACTATCAAGGAGTATGTTGATACAATCAATAAGAAGAAGTATCATACTCTTGTTGCTTATCCTTCCAGCATCTATGTTCTTGCTTGTCTGTGTGAAGAGCACGGTTTGAAACTCAAGCACATCAAAAAGATTCATGTGTCTTCTGAGATGATGCTGCCTGAGTGGAAGCGAAAGGTTGAAGAAGTATTTGGTATTGTTCCAGTTGCACACTATGGTGCGATTGAAAAGGTATGCTTCATGAATCAACTTGAAGATAGTGGTAAGTATTATGAGAATCTTCAGTATGGTGTCACCGAATATCTTGATGATGGAAATGGCAATCACACAATCGTTGCCACTGGATTCCTAAACTACTACATGCCTTTCCTTAGATACAAGACTGAGGATAGTGTTGTATTGAATCCTGATGCTGGTGACTTTGATAAGGTATTGTCTATCAATGGAAGGACCAGTGACATTCTGATTGCAGAGGATGGGTCTAGACTTCCTGGTGTTAATTTCTATAGTTGGATTGATAAAAGAGTCCCTGGAGTTTCAATGTTCCAGATTGTCCAGAAGAATAGAAAGGATATCGTTTTTAGTTTTGTTGGAAGTCAAAGGTATAGTGAAGAGACTATTCCTCAGATCCATGAAGGCCTGACCTCTAGACTTGGTAATCTTAACTTCACTATTAATAGGGTAAGGGAGATTAAGAGAAACGAATCTACAGGAAAGATTAGGTGCATTGTCAATAACATTCTGAAGAAGACTTCTACTAAAGAATTGTACAATCAGTTGTATGACCTGAAGAAACAAAACGGCACACATTCTCCAAGTATCAATACAATTATTGAAAACATTCCTGAGATTCAGTGTAACATTGATGCCTGCTTCTTGAGTAATCCGTATGCCACAGACTTGTTTCTCAAGAAATTCAATGAGGATTTGATTATTCCTAATAACATTAGAAACTATCTGGAGTTGTATCCTCAACAAAACAAATTTGTTTCTAAGAAAATCTCTGATTATATTAGTGTTCCTTCTGAAAATATCTTGGTTGGTAATGGTGCCATTGAGATTATTGAGAAGGTCATGAATAACATGTCTGGTAAGATGTTGTTGGGTCTTCCTACATTCTCTTCTTACTATGAATTCAACAAAGATTGTGAGATTGTACAAAGTGAGATTCCATTGCTTACTTCTGACGATGTAATTGCAGAAGTTAATCGGACTCAATCAAACAATCTTCTTCTGGTTAATCCTAACAATCCCACAGGACATTACATTTCTAAAGATCAACTTAGAGTGATTCTTGAGAATCTAAAGCATCTTGATACAATCATTGTTGATGAGAGTTTTATTCACTTCTCAACAAAGGAAAATCCAAACTCAACATCCGTTGGTGATTTGGTCACCACTTATCCGAACCTTGTAGTCATTAAGAGTATGTCAAAGGATTTTGGCATTGCTGGTATTCGCTGTGGATATGCTATAATGTCTAAGGATAAAGTTGCGTATTCTATTGATAAAGGATTCCTTTGGAATTCTAATGGTATCTCTGAATACTTCTTCAGTCTCCTCTCTGACAAGCAGTTCATTGAAGAATACGAGAAAACTCGCATTCAGTTTTTGAATGAGTTTGATGAATTCTATGATCAATTGAAGACCATTGATGGTATTGAAGTCTATCCTTCTAAAACTAATTTCTTCCTCATTGACCTGAAGACTAAAAAATCATTTGACTTTGTGTGTTGGATGTTGATTGAAAAAGGAATCTATGTTAGGAGTATGGACGACAAGATTGGGATGGGAATTGACACTGATACGTTTGTTAGAATTGCTGGAAAGACCCAAGAGGAAAACAACTACATAGTAAAGTCTATTAAAGAATTTGTTGGTGATTCTTAAGTTATGAATATTAGTTTTATTGGATTGGGAAAACTTGGATTGCCTCTTGCATGTTGCTTAGCAGAATCAGGTAATAAAGTTCTCGGTATTGATAAGAATCAATACTTCATTAATAAACTGAATAACAAAGAACTTCCATTCTTTGAACCAGGGCTTGATGAGATTTTCCCTAGTTCAAATCTAATTGGATTTACTGATTCATACGAAAGTATTTTTTCAGATACTGACGCCACCATTATCTTGGTGAATACCCAAGACCAAAATGGTGGATATTCTTCTTTAATCGTAGAGAAAGTATTAGAAGAGTTCTCTCAGTATCTTAAGGAATCGGATAAAGATTATCATCTTGTAGTTCTTTCCTCTACTGTTCTTCCTGGAACTATCAATAAACTTATTAGTTTGATTGAGGAGATCTCTGGTAGAAAGTATGGTGAAGGATTTGGATTCTCATATGTTCCCGACTTTGTTAAGTTGGGCAATGTAATTCAGGACTTTAAGAATCCTGAGTTCTTTATGATCGGATCTAATAATGAAAGAGATTTCTCTTTGACTAAATCCATCTGGCACACTTTCCATACCAATAATCCACCAGAAAGAAGTCTGACTCTTGAGGAGTCCGAGGTTGCTAAGGTGGCACTGAATGGTTATCTTGTTCATAAGATCACCTATGCAAACTTCTTAGGTGAACTTTGTAATGGGATGGAAAATGTTGATGTTCACAATATCACAAAGACCATTGGACTTGACAAAAGAATCTCTCCATATTTCTTTGGGTATGGTACTCCATACGGTGGAACTTGTTTCCCCAGGGACACGACAGCATTCATTAAGTTCTCAGAAGATAGAGGAAAGACTGCCAAGCATCTTTTGTTTGCTGAAGAAGTAAACGAGATGGTTTATGAAAGCATTGTTGAGAAATTACAACAATACAACAAGATTTCTATCCTTGGTATTTCATTTAAACCAAACTCTCCAGTTACTGTTGGATCTCCATCAGTTAAACTTTTGAGTATGCTAGAAGGAAAAGAAATTCTATGTCATGATTTTATTGACGAGACCTTTGAGAACTTACAAATATTCCAAAACCTAACTGTTAATAGGTATGATGATTTTCAAAAATGTGTTGATGATTCTGAAGTTGCGGTTATAATGCATCCAGATAAAAGGTATGCTAGTATAAACATACATAATTGTAAATTTATTGACTATTGGGGGATCATTAAAAAATGAAATCACTTGAATATCTTAGTGAAATACTTAGTAAGAATGTTAGATATTCTTCTATAAAGCATATCTATGAATACATTAAAAATAATAAAGCAAAAAGATTTATAGAGTTTGGAACATCTAGAGTAAATTTTGAAGGGAACTCTACAATTTTTTTGGCGTTGCTTGCTAAAGAAAATGGAGCAAAATTTACTTCAGTAGATATATCGCAGCAATGTATTGATAATGCAATCAAAATTATTAAAGATTTTGATGAAGATCTACTTCAATACATTGAGTTTGTTTGTATGGATCAATATGAATACATGAAAAATTATGATGGAGAATCTGCACAATATGTTTACTTAGATTGTGATGATAATCATAAGCACGATGCATTTAAATCTTTGTTAGAATCTGATATTTTAGATTTTGATTCTTTGATATGTATTGATGACATGATTACTCAGGATCGCGGATGTATAGTTCAGGTAGATGGAGTTGTTGATATTGTAAATTGCAATTCAGAACATCTAACACCTTTAGATAGAATTGATTATGGCGAAACTATTAACTCTGAACAAATAGAATGGAATAGAAAAAATAAACTTTTTCCACAAACAGAGGATAATTTTTTAGTTCATGAAAAAGGAGTAAGACAATTTGAGTATCAAATATTAGTAGAGTGTAAAAAATGATTGACGTACTGCAAAAGGATCTTCTTGAAAAAATAAACAAAAAGAAGATAGTAAGTATTGGTGATTCGCATTCTCTTTTCTTTAGTAATTTAAACTATATTAAAATCAATCATATAGGTCCTGTCACTGCATATAATTTGATGAAAGAAAACTCTACCACAAGAGGGAGAGAAATATTTTATGATTTTTTGAAAACTGAAAATTCTAATGACACTGCATTATTATTGTCTTTCGGTGAAATTGATTTACGAGTTCATGTTGTTAAGGCATCTTTACGTGATTCCATTTCTATAAAAGAATCCGCAATTAATACTGCAAAGAGATATACTATGTTTATTGATGAAATACTTAATTTGGGGTGGACTATCTTAGTTCAAGGACCTTCTGCAAATGGAGAAGAAAGAGCTCTAAATCTAGATTATCCTTATTCTGGTAGTATTGTTGAAAGAAATCAAGCAACTATCATTTTTAATAATGAATTGGAAAACTATTGTAAGCAGAATTCTATTTTATTTGCATCCTTATATGACTTATCCATAGATCAAAATACATTTGATACTAGATCTGAATATTTGTCTGATGGGTGCCATTTACATAAAGATCCATATCTACAATCTATCATGATATCTAGATATATTAATTTTAATAATTAAAAATTATGAATAAAATAGTTAAAAATGTACTAGAAAAGTATTTGGTAGATGGGAATATTAATGTACCTTCCAAATATACTAGAGTTAAAATAGATGTAGGAACTTCCATCAATGCACCAAATTCCGAATATTGGTTGGATGGTGAAAATGATTTATGTGTATTTGGATTTGAACCAAATCCATTTAATGTAGAATATTTAAAGACCTTTCCCAAAAAAATTTGGCCAATTCATCTGGATCCTAGTAGGATTGATAATGATTTTTTCCTATTAGAGACTGCTCTTTCGGACAAGGATCCGCAATACTTGAATTTCTATTGCACAGATGATGATTCGGGAACATCTAGTTTATACAAACCAAATTATTTTGGGGTGAAGGAAGAAGTCAAGGTTCCATCAATAAGATTAAAAGATTTTTTTGATGTTTTTCCTTGGGATCAAATTCCATACATAGAACATTTAAAAATTGATGCTCAGAATTCTGATTTTGATATTGTAAGAAGTGCTGGAGAATACTTGAAAAATAATGTTATGTTCTTAAGTGTAGAGGTAACAACAAATAATCAATATGAAAATACTCTTTCATCATCTGAAATGAAAGAGTATATTGAAAGTCAGGGATTTGTTTGCTTCAACTGGAAATCCAATGGAAATTTTTATAATAAGAATTTTGAAGATAAATTAGATGCAATTAATTTTGTTTTTTTGGAGACTGATTGAACATGATATATTTGACTACTAATACTGATGGATGGGATACGGAAGGGATTGGTTCTATATGCCAGTGGAATCTTTTACTTTTCTGTATTTCTAGAGATCTAGAAGTTAATCCCTCCATTCCTCCATATAAAAATATTGCACACTATGATTACACTTCATACTCTTCTGAGGAATGGAGTGAATCTTTTACTAAGTTCTTCAATTTTCCATATGAAACTGAGTTTGATGTGGAATATGATTTCAATGGTTCTTATGAAGATCTAAAAGTATTTGTTGAGGAAAATAAAAACAAAGAAGAGAAGATCTTGATTGATGTCCCTAAGATGTTCATTGTTGATCATGGGCAAAGTAATATCAATCGTTTCTTTGAAAAACAGTATTTAAAAGAGATCAGAGACGGACTTAAAGTTGATGATACTTATTTTGAAGATGGAGTAGTAAATATATCTCTTCATATACGATCCAATAATGCAAATGATGTTGATTTTTCAAATTCTAGAGAAGCATTTGGACGGCACATTGATTCAACCAAATTCAAAACTTTGATTGGTGAATTGATTGAAAAGCATAAAGATGAACAAGTTCATTTGCATATCCACTCACAGGGGCAGATTGAGAATTTTTATGATATAATGGAACTATCTACAGAAAGTTTCAAGATCACTTGCCATTTGAATGATCATCCAACAAAAGACATATACCATATGTCTCATGCAGATTATTTGATTATGGCAAACAGTTCTTATAGTTGGATCTGTCACTTACTGAGTGGTAATCCAACTTATGTTAGAGATAACTTCTGGCATTCTGTATATCCAAATGCTGTGTTCTTAGACTCAAATTATCAAATAAAATTATGATTGGTTACGATAGACTTGGTAGTAACGGAAGACTCGGCAATCAGATGTTTCAGTATGCAGCACTTCGTGGTATTGCTGCCAACCGAAACTTTGATTGGTGCATTCCTCCAGAAGGGTTTCCTTCACTAACAAACTATGGATTGTATGATGCATTCAAACTGAAGAACCTCACTGAGAAAAATGTAGGAGTACTGAATCCTATTATCTCTAAGCAAGAGCAATTCAGTTTTTATAATCTTGCAAGTGCAAATAGGAATGTAAGAAATCGTATTGAGCGGTCTTATGAATTTGATGAAGATCTTTTCAATAATGTAGAGGACAATACAAACATTGATGGATTCTTCCAGTCAGAAAAATATTTCAAGCACATTGAATCTGAGATTCGTGAAGACTTTGAGTTTGTAGATGGGATTCTAGAACCATGTAAAGAGTTCATGAAGCAGTTCTCTGAAGTTGTCTTTCTTCATGTCAGACGTGGTGATAATGTCGGTAGAGAAGATCTCTGTAGGATTCCTAAACTTGAAGGTTATTATGCTGATGCTCTGACTCGTTTCAGTGATACTGCTGCTGTATTGGTTTGTAGTGATGACATTGAGTGGTGTAAGGAGCAATCTTTCTTTAATGATGAACGGTTCTTCCTTTCGGAAAACAATGAGAGGTATAACTTCAAGTGTCTGGATGGCGATAATGTTCTTCGTAACTCTACCATTCCTTATGTTGATCTCTGTTTGATGAGTCTTTGTAATGGTGGAATCATTCCAACCAGCACCTTGAGTTGGTGGGGTGCGTATTTGCAAAAAGATAGAACTAATCCTATAATTGTTCAAGACCCTTGGTTCGGTCCCACTCTTGCATATAACAACACTAAGGATCTTATTCCTAGTGATTGGATTAAACTTTCCTGGTAAATTAATTTAGGTTTCTTATGAAAATTTGTGTAATTACAATTGCAACTGGAAGGTATATCCAGTTTGTAGAAAAACTTCTTGAGTCTATTGAGAACAACTTTTTAGTTGGTCATGACATTAGTTGTCTTCTCTTCACTGATAATGATCTAGAGGAGACATCAGATAATATCAAAGTCAGTAAGATTGAGCACAAGACTTGGCCCGAACCAGCATTAAAAAAGTATAATTACATTTACTCTGAGCGAGAGTACCTTAAGCAGTTTGATTATGCTTATTTGTTTGATGCCGATGTCTACTTTGTAGATAAGGTTGCTGATGAGGTTCTTGAAGATCTGGTTGGTGTAATCCATCCATATAAGGTGCTTGAGGACAAGTCTGTGTACCCTTATGAAGCAAGGAAAGAGTCTACTGCTTATGTTCCTGATGCTGATAGAAGTAAGTACTATGCTGCAGCATTTGCTGGTGGTAAGTCTGAGAAGTTCTTGGAGATGGCAAAGACTATTTCTGAACGAGTATCTGAAGATGAGAAGAATGGTATCGTTGCAGTGTGGCATGATGAGAGTCATCTGAACAAATACTTCAATGAGAATCCCCCGAAGGATCTCTCTCCAAGTTACATGTTCCCTGAGGAACTGGTAAATCATCCAAACTATCCTTGGAAACCCAAACTGATTGCTGTCAACAAGGATGCTTTTGATACTTCATTCAATCAAGAGAAGCGGGAACTGAATCAATACGGCAATATTTGATATGAAAATTAACCTGAGAAATTTAAATACCTACTACATCAATCTTGATGAGAAGGAGGAAAGGAGAAGGTCTGTTGAGTACACTCTGAATAGACTTAACTTTTCTTCTGTCACCAGAATTTCTGGTGTTAAGTGTGATGATGGTAAAGTCGGATGTGCTAGATCTCAACACAAAGTATTATCTGATACTTCAATTCAGACTCCATTCTTGTTAATGGAAGATGATTGCTTGTTCACTGGTAACTCTGATTTTGAAATTGAAGTTCCTGATGATGCTGATGCTCTGTTTATCGGTGTTTCTCAGTGGGCCAGGTATTTGAATTTCTCTGGACCATTTTTGCATTATAGGAAAGTTGATGATAAAATAGTCCAGGTATATAATATGTTATCTGGACATGCTGTAATTTATTTGACTGAAGAGTATAGACAAGTTTGTTCTCGCATTTCAAAGTACTGTGGTTATCAACTTATGGACCACATGGATAATGGATATGCAGAGATTCAAAAATACTATAATGTATACTCTTTGGACATGCCAATCTTCAAACAGAATGGACATAATGGTGGAGTAACATCAACTAGAATTACAGAAATGGGAATGGATATTTCTCAAGCAGACAAGTTTTTTGATAATGTTAAATACAATTTAGGTAGTCTTCAGGGAGTTCCTGATCTGAACAACTGCCCGAGCACTTATTATCCATCCAAGATTGTTTAGTTATGATTAGAAGATTGAGAATAGCACTTTGGCATGTTGTTGCAGAGTTGGAGTATATTCTCTATCCATGGAAAGATGGAGACCGTCCATCTGCAGAAACGATATCCAAGTATAATCTTCCAGAAGAAAGTTATGATGATCGTCTTTACTATTATGATTGGATAAAAAGTCAAGATCAAAAAATACAAAAGATAGAAGAAGACATTATCTTTTTAATTGATAGGATTAATCAAATTGAGGAAATTCAAAAATGAAAATTGCAGTATTGGGTTCTGGTGGTCAGATCGGTGCCTACCTAACAGAATATCTTCGTGGTAAGGACCACACAGTTCATGAGTTTGATGTTGTCAATGGTGAGCATCAAGACTTGACTACGATCCCAAATCCAGAACTCCATCGTGTGATTATGGATTCTGACTTTGTATTCTTTCTCGCATTTGATGTGGGTGGTTCTAGGTATTTGAAGAAGTATCAGCATACCTTTGACTTTATCAATAATAATACTCGTATTATTGCGAACGTATTTGGTCTTCTTGAGAAGTACAACAAGAGATTTGTATTCGCATCTTCTCAGATGAGTAACATGAGTTACTCTCCTTATGGTGTGATGAAGCGTGTTGGTGAACTTTATACCACTGCACTGAAGGGACTGACTGTTAAGTTCTGGAATGTCTATGGTATTGAGAAGGACCATGAGAAGGCTCATGTCATTACAGATTTTATCCGTAAAGGATTTGAAGAGGGTGAGTTTGAGATGATGACTGATGGTACAGAAGAACGTCAGTTCCTGTATGCAGAAGATTGCTGTGAAGCACTTGAGACCATCATGGAGAACTATACAGACTTCAAACCAGAAGATCCTCTTCACATTACATCATTCCGTTCCACATCCATTAAAGATGTTGCTGGGATTATTCAGGGTCAATTCAATTTGATCGGTAGGCATGATGTTAAGATTAAACCTGGTCTTGCAAAGGACAGTGTACAACTTGATAAGAGAAACGAAGCAGATAATTATATCGTTAATTGGTGGATGCCAAAAACTACTATTGATGTTGGTATTGCAAAAGTGTTTAATGAAATGAAAAAGGAGTATGAAGAATGATCGGTTTTAATCATCTTGGTAATCTTGGTAGACTCGGCAATCAAATGTTTGAGTTTGCCGCTCTCCGTGGTATTGCAGAGAAGCATGGATATGATGTATGCATTCCCTCTAAAGATCATGATGGGATTGAAAACTATAGTTTACACAAGTGCTTCTATTTGGATCATATTCCAACTGGATTCGTAGAAGCGGAAGCATATGTTCAGGAAGAATATTTTCACTTCAATGAAAAGATTTTTGAACAGTGTCCTGACAACATAAGTCTTTATGGATTCTTCCAGTCTGAGAAATACTTTGCTCATGCTGCAGATACTATCAGGAAGGATTTTACTTTCCATGATGATATTGTCGCACCCTGCCATGAGTTTATGAAGGGTTTTGCGAATGAAGAACCTATCATGCTTCATGTTCGTCGTGGGGATCCTAACCTGACTGATCCTCGTGGATTCAAATGGTCTTATACTCAGTGCAGCGATCAGCACCCCGTACAACCGCTTGCATACTACGATGAGGCACTTTCGCACTTTGATGACGAACAACCCGTAATCGTCTTCTCAGACTCTCCTGAGTGGGTTAAGGAGCAAGAGTTCTTTGCAGATGATAGGTTCATGATCTCAGAACCACAAGAGAAGTATAAGGATGGATCATATACTCCTTATACTGACTTGTGCTTGATGTCTATGTGTTCTCATGCTATAATTGCGAATAGTTCTATGAGTTGGTGGGGTGCTTGGTTGCAGTCTAATCCAAACAAAAAGGTGATTGCACCCAAGATGTGGTTTGGTCCTGCCTACGCTGACAAAGACACTAAAGACTTGTATTGTAAAGACTGGATTGTTGTTTGATGGACAAGAATAAATCTGCTTATAAACTCAAAGGTATTCCACCCATCTACTACCTTAATCTAGATGGTCAGGAAGATCGTAAGATCTATATGGAATCCCAAATGAAATATTGGGAGATTGAAAATTACGAACGTATCTCCGCATATGATGGACGTAATGACGATCTGAGCGATATTATCAAGGGTAAGTATCCAGATAATATGACTTCTGGTGAGATTGGTTGTACCACTTCTCACTTGAAGGCCATCAAACATTGGATGGAAACATCAGATTCTCCATGTGCAATCTTCATGGAAGATGATGTTGATCTTCAGATAGTCAAGAATTGGGATTTTACCTGGAGAGATTTCTATGGTCTGGTTCCCTATGACTACGATGTAATCCAACTAGCAATCATTTGTACTGGACCTCTTCATGTGGCCTTACATAAGAGATTTGTGAATGACTTCTCTACAGCAGCATACATGATTACTCGTCATCATGCAGAGAAACTGTTGAAGTATCACGTTCGTGGTGATAAGTACAAACTGGATAATGGTGTAAAACCCAGAGCAGTAGCAGATGATCTCATCTATAACTCTGGCAATACATTCTCTATTCCCCTGTTCCTCTACAGAATTGCTTTGGGATCATCAATTCACCCAGAGCATGTAGATGTGTTTCATCGTAGTAGTCATGATGGACTTTTGGAGTTCTGGCAGCAGAATGGACCTAACCTCAAGATCAATGAATTGATGGAATACAATCCATATTTGGGAAGAATTACAGAAAACAATGAGTAATTATACTCATTATGTTATGATATCCGAACAAAGAGGTGCTTGACACCTCTTTCTTTTTGCTATATAATTCTGTAACAGTTCTTCACAAAACTACAATGACTGTAACAACTAATGAGTACGGGCAAATGAATATGTTTGCCAAAGAACCTCAAATGGTAATTGAGGACTATCACAGCAAGGGTCTGCTGACTCCTATGGAAGGAATTGAGCGTTACAATGGTCGCTGGGCAATGATGGGAATGATTGGGGGCTTGATTTCTTACGCGATTACTGGTAAACTCTTCTTTGGTATTTTCTAAGTATTTTTACCTATGGCATACAGTGTTACTCTCCGCTCTCCCGACGGCTCCGAGACCGTTATTCAATGCGAAAGCGATCAGTATATCCTTGAAGCTGCTGAAGAAGCAGGTGTTGACCTTCCTTCGTCTTGCAAAGCAGGTGCTTGCTCCGCCTGTGCTGGTAAGTTGATTGAAGGTGAAGTTGATAATGAAGAACAATCATTCCTTGATGATGACCAAATCGCTGATGGATGGGTGCTGACTTGTGTCGCATACCCTAAGTCTGATTGCACTATCCTCACGGAGCAAGAGGAAAACCTCTGATGGAACTGCTTGCCCTTGCAGGAATTTTATTTGCCTCCTTTGCAGGGGCAGCACTACTTACTAAATCTGGAGACGAAAAATGAACGAAAAAGCAGAACGTATTAATGGTTGGGCAGCAATGATCGGTATCATTGCCGCATTTGGTGCTTATGCTACCACTGGACAAGTTATCCCTGGTGTATGGTGATTGAGGTTAAAATGCGTAAAGAACAGTATCAAGTACCCCAAGTAGAATTTGTATTCCGTGAAGATGGAGAGTTTGTCACTAAACCTTCCCTGGATCTCTTCACTGGTAAGCGTGTGGTTATTTTCAGTCTACCTGGTGCATTCACTCCTACTTGCAGTGCTTATCAGTTGCCTGGATTTGAGCAGCAGTATGAAGAGTTTGCTCAACTTGGTATTGATGATATTTACTGCATCTCTGTTAATGATGGTTTTGTGATGAATGCCTGGGGTAAAGACCAAGGTATTGAGAAAGTAAAACTTATCCCTGACGGTAATGCCCACTTCACCCGTTCAATGGGTTACTTGGTTCGTAAGTCTAATCTTGGCTTCGGTGAGCGTAGTTGGCGTTATGCTGCTGTCGTTAATGATGGAATCATTGAGAAAATCTTCGTTGAAGAAGGTTTCCGTGACAATGCAGACACAGACCCCTACGAAGCATCAACCCCCGAAGCAGTCTTAGAGTACGTTAAGTCTACTGTCAAGGAACCAACACCTGTTTGATACAATAAGTATTAATACTCTGACTCTGCTCTATATAAAGGGCAGAGTTTTTTTATGCAATGCCAAGAGGACAATTGAATAAGGATGAACTTAAGTGTTATGTTCTTAAGTTAAAGCACCAAGTAGATGGCGACTTTGGGTATCCTGGAGAAAAGGCAATGGCACAGAAATATCTGAACAAAGTTTTGGATAAACTTGAAGAGTACAGGTATTGACAGGTTCGGTTCTTTGTACTATAATATAGTTTCTGAGTTGCATAAATACTCAGACGTAACTCATTGTTACGAATTATAACAGTCTTGATGCCTCAACTACTCGCTGAAAGATTGTGCTATAATGGATAAAGCGACAGGAGAGTCGGTCCTGTCCAACATCTGCGGGTAACCATTCCGCAAGTAAACTAACGAGGTATTCAAATGATCAAATCCGCATTCGCAGCACTCGCCGCTGCTCCCCTTTTCGCTGGTGCTGCAATGGCAGGACCCTACGTTAACGTTGAAGCCAACTCTGGTTTCACTGGTAGCGACTACAATGGCACGACCACTGACCTCCACGTAGGTTATGAAGGTGCTCTTGGTGAGTCCGCTTCCTACTACGTCCAAGGCGGTCCTTCGGTCGTAATGCCTGATGGTGGCGATACCGATACCGTTTTCTCTGGTAAGGCAGGTCTGGGTCTCGCCGCCACCGAGAACCTGGGTGTCTATGGTGAAGTTTCCTTCGCCACTGGTGCTAACGGTGCTGACAACGGTTACGGAACCAAAGTCGGTGTCAAGTACAGCTTCTGATCTTCTGATTAGATAAAAATCAGGACTCCCTAACGGGGGTCCTTTTTTTATGGTTTACCGTAAGTTAAAATTGAGTTAAGTTGCTCTATATACGAAGGTTTTGCCAAAAAATAAGGTTAACCAATCTTTAAAGACAAAACCTGAAGACTCTGTTAAAATAAACGGGTCTTCAACAGACAACAAACACTAGAAAAAGGAAATTACTAATGAAAGCATTCGCACTTGCCGCACTGGCAATCCCCATGGTGACGGCACCTGCCCTTGCTGGTCCATACGTCATGACCAAATCGGAGTTCAAGTTCTCGGATGAGAACTATAAGGAAGCAGTAAACCAAGCACGTCTTGGATACGACTGGAAAGTCGGTGCTCTGAAACCCTATGTTGAACTGGGTGGTGGTGCTAAGACCCCTGATGGTGGTGCTTCTAAAGGTTTCACTGCTGCTGAGATTGGTACTGGTATTAAAATGACTGACCAACTCTCTGCTAAACTGAAAGCCGAAGCAACTCAAACTTCTGGTAAAACCAGTTGGAAAGCAGAACTCAGCACCAAGTATCGTTTCTGATAAAGAAGAAAGGAGATAACAATGAAAAAAGTTCTTGCTACTCTCGCTGCTGTCGCCGCTGGCGGCACTCTAGTTGCTTGTGGATCGGCACCTGAAAATGCATCTACTTTTACTCCCCAAACTCTGACTGCAGCAGGTGCTACTTTCCCAGCACCTCTGTATCAACGTTGGTTCCAAGATTATGCAGCAAAAGGTCACAAAGTCTCTTATCAAGCAGTCGGTAGTGGTGCTGGTGTTCGCCAGTTTACTGCTGGGACTGTTGATTTCGGTGCTAGTGATAGTGCAGTAAAAGACTCCAAGATCCCTGCATCTGGTCTGGTTCACATCCCTATGACTGGTGGTGCTATTGTGCCCGCATATAATAACCCTGGGTGTGATGCCAAGATGACTCAGACTCAACTTGCTGATGTCTTCCTGGGTAAGATCACCAACTGGTCTGCCTTCGGTTGTGCTGATAAACAGATTGCTACCGTCCATCGTTCTGATGGTTCTGGTACTACCAAAGGTTTCACCAACTCTCTGTCTGCATTCTCTCCTGAATGGAAGGCAACGGTTGGCACTGGTAAAGCAGTGAAGTGGCCTGTTGGTGTAGGTGCCAAAGGAAACTCTGGTGTTGCCGCACAAATCAAACAGGTTGATGGTGCTATTGGTTACCTGAACTATGGTTATGTTTCTGGTGGTAAGTTTCAACAAGTTGCCCTAGAAAACAAGGATGGCAATTATGTCACCGCTTCTGCTGAAACATCTGCTGCAGGTCTTTCTAAGATCGTGCTTGATGATAAGTTGCGTGGTGCTGATGCTAACCCCGCAGGTGAGAATGCTTATCCTATCGTCTCCCTGACTTGGATTCTGGCATATCCTGAGTCACCTAAGAATGCTGCCGTTAAGGACACTTTGCGTTATATGTTGAGTGAAGAAGCACAAAGTAAGTCTGATAGTCTTGGTTATGTACCTCTTCCTGAGGACCTTCGTCAAAAAGCACTCGCTGCTGTTGACACGCTCAAATAAATTTGGTATACTGGGGAAGATTTAGTTCTTCCCCTTTTTGCTAAATACCCCGTGCCGAGAGAAGTGCGATTTCATTTCGGATGATGAATTCTGTTAATTAAATGCTTAAACGACTATCCATTCTATCTTTTCTCGCAATTCCGATTGCTGCTTGTGCATATCCTACAATCAACGAAATTAAAAATCCACCTCCAGTGGATGTTTCGGTGAACAAAGAAAATGCAATTGAATTAGAAGTAGTAGAGAAAAAATGGACTTGTCCTGGTTGTAACAAGAATGAACAATACGTTCTTGAACAACTTCAAGAAAGAACCAAGATCTTTGATCGCAATGCCCTTGCAACGATCATGGGAAACATTAAAGCAGAATCTGGTTTCCGTCCTAATGTCTGTGAAGGTGGTGCCATTGTTCCTTATGAAAAGTGTCACCGTGGTGGTTATGGTTTAATTCAATGGACTTCTATTGGACGATATAGAGGACTTGGTAACTTCGCCAAACGTTATGGTTGCAATCCAAGTGCTCTTGATTGTCAAGTTCGTTACATGATTAATGAACCTCAGTTCCAAAAAGTTCTACCTGAATTTGAAGGTGGTGGACAACCCGTTCACCAATATATGGTTGGTGCTTACTACTGGTTGGGATGGGGAGTCAAAGGTCACAGGGAACACTATTCTTACAATTACACTAAAAAATTAGTTTTGACATGACTTCATTAGATTGGAGATATGATGACGGAAAGATGGAACTCCGTCAGCAAGCACTGAATGTTTTGATGGCTAGATTTGGATCAAGTGAATATACTAATCCAGATGGATCATCAAAATATTCACTTAAGACCATTTATGAATGTGCCCATGATTGGGTTTCTCAGGGAAATGTGTCTACCAGTGGGATAGTTAAATACTATCAAGCGTATTATTCACCATGAAAAAACTATTGCTTGGATTGATTGGATCTACTTTGCTTGCTGCTCCAGCACTAGCAAGTGAATCTAAAATCAAAAAAGGATTCTATACGATGGATTCTATGGGTTGCATGTTAGTCCGAGAATGCACCGAAGATGTCCGACGAGTCAGATCCATATCAGATATTCAGCGCAATTATCCTGATTCTGATTACAGTAGTGTCGCTGCAGAGTTTGATGCGATGCTTCTATCCCTTGATAAAATCGGAGTTATGGTTTTTCTAGGGCATGAAAAGTATTTCCCTGTAGGACACCGTGGTGTCTATCATACTGTCTCCAATAACTTTTATCTGAATGATGCTTTTATGCATCGTCCTTCCGTCCTTATGACTGTAATGCGTCACGAAGGATGGCACGCTGCACAGGACTGTATGGCAGGTTCTATCAAGAACTCTATGATTGCTATCATCAAACCAGAGGAAGAGGTTCCACAAATCTGGCGTGACATTGTAGAGAAAACTTATCCTAAGTCTGCTGTGCCTTGGGAATCAGAGGCAAAGTGGGCAGGTAAGACTGAAGGAATGACTGCTGCTGCGCTTAAGTCATGTGCTGCTGGCACTATGTGGACGGATTACAAACCAACACCTTTAACTGAAAAATGGTTGCGTGAAGAAGGATATCTGACTAAATAGCAGTGCATCGCTTCTGGTCAAATGTCTGAACAGGTAAAGGAAACTCCCAAAGAGGAGGAAAAGAAAAAAGGTTTTATGGGTAAGTTGAAGGATGCTGCAACTGATCATGAAAGTCAGTTGGAAGCAATCAGTACAATGGTCCGTCTTGGAATTCTTGTCTGGTCAGGCGGCATTCTTACTCTGGCATACATTAAACTCCCTGCTGCATTGGGTATTCCTGAGCAGAAACTTGACCCCACTTTCATCGCATCGGTCTTCACTGGAGTTTTAGCTACCTTTGGTGTCCAGACAGCGAAGAAGTCTGGTGATGGGACAATGAAGATGAGTGGTGCTAACGGTGGTATTTCTAAGGCAGACTTAGAGAAACTGATTGCTGCTGCAGCACAGACAGCACCTGCTCAGACCATTCGTATTGAACAAGCACCTCTTCAGATTGCTGGTGTAACACCAGATAAGAAGGGAGGAGAACCACCTATTATGCCAACGGTATGATGTATGTTCACCAAGAATTCTGGTTCTGAAGAACCACAACCAATTGTAAATAAACCTCAACGGTCTTCATTTAAGTGGGCACTGCTCACTGTGGGGACCGTTTTTGGTATCTCTCATTTGGGTGTTATTGGACACCTAATGAATAGAACTCAAGTTCCTATCATCAATTTACCTGTGGGTGATTACACTGCCTATGAGGTAGAAGCATATAAGGATGGATATCGTATCCAATACAGATCTAATGCCCCCACTGTTATGGGTAAAGATAAGATTGTTGTGAAGAAGAATGGTTTCTTCGGTATTGGTGGGGACACAAAAATTATCCAACAGGAACAGTACACCATGGACGGAGCGACACATCTCCAGGGTGGTGAGTTGGGAAAGTTGACTGCACAAAAACTAGAGTGCATCAAGGCGGAAGGTGGTGGCGAAAATGCAGGTAGATTGGTTGGAACTAGTATTGGTGCTTCTGCTGCCCCAATGTTTGCTAATATTCCTTATATTGGTTGGTTGGCAGCAGGATGGATAACAATGTTTGGTGGAAACACTGGTGCTGAGATTGGTGGAGAGATCGCCACCATGACTAAGGATTGTGACTAATGGAATATAAATTTAAGTATTATTGGGGTGGAGAAGAAAATTGGTATACTAAGAGCAAGAGATGGGCAAACAAACAAAAGTTTCCCATCAATCACCTTGCTCTAGGTTTTATTGAGTGGTTATGGACTATGTGGGTTCAGGGTAAAGTTGATATGGAGATGACTGATGTTGATAAACAAGTCAATGAGATCATAAAAACTTGGGAAGAAGAAGATAAACCAAAACCAATTGTTGAAACTAGACCATCAGAAGTAGAGGGCCTTGATGATATTCGCATCAGAGATCCTTGGTTTGATGATGGTGATTGGAATGATACTTCTATAAATTATAAAAAGTGGAGATGATACATTATGCTAACTATTATAAATTATGCTGTAGCATTTTGGTCTACTGTGATCATCCCTTGTGTAACTGTTCCTGCTAATTGGGATCATTGCTCTCGCATAGATGAGTGGTTAATACCAGACATAATTCATGCATGGGAATTGAAAACTAAAAAAATAGTTCCTTATCAGGCAGAAAAGGAGTACTTACATGGAATTACTTCTGAGATCCCATGAAAATCTAAATGATCCAGTGTGGTCAGTTATTATTCTTTTATGCTGTGGACTTGCATTTACGGCATATTGTGTCATATATATTTTGCGCCTATCATTTAAGGAATTAGAAGAAGATGTCCAAGAGTCCGAACAAGGGCAAGAAGGGGACTGCGAACAACAAGAAGCAGAACCAGGGCAACGCAACAGCAAAGAAAGCTAAGAACGGGGGTAAAAAGAAGTAATGCAGAAACTAGTAAACGTGGTAGCAATTCTATCAGGACTCGTATCACTTGGAGTTGTTAGTGGTGGAGCATATCTCTTCCTTAACAAAGATGCAATCATTGAAGATGTCCGTATCAAGGCAACAGAAGAAGTAACTAAAGCAGTTACAGGAGCACTCCCAGGGATGGTTAAGTCGGCAATGCCTTCAATGCCATCTGCTACTGGTGGTGTTATGTCAAAGACAAATGTCCCCTCAGTAACGGGTGGTATTATACCTGTTAAATAGTTCTAATAGAAAGGTGATTCATGACTACATCAAGAAGAAAGAATAGAGACACTGAAGGAAAGTTTTTTCTTTATGTCTTTTTCTACCATTTGTATTCTGGTATTTTGAAATTATTTCATCACGATGATTAATGCCTGAAATAAGAGAAATCCAAATCAGGGACTTGGATGTTCCTCCAGTTCCTGATTGGTTGATGCAATACACACAAGCAATACCACCAGTAGTTCCAGTAACACAAAATATTGGGTTACCTATTGTTGACATGCCTGGTTGTGTTGAGTCACATCCCGATAGTGGTAATAGTAATATATTGACACGGGATGATGAAAATGGTACAATGACTTATTGTGATGGTACTGTGCCAAGTTATAATCCTATTAATTTTGAACCTGAGCAGATAATTCCTACTGCTCCTGCTGGTGTTGATACTGGACAGAAAGAAACACCAAAACCACCAGGGCAGGTGGAGATCCCTAAAGCGGCACCACCTACCACAGTAAAGGTAGATTGTCCTACACTAGCACAGGAAGCAAAGGAACCTGTCGGAACATTCGTAGAGGGTTTCCGAAAGAAGGTTATTGAATATAAGTTGCTGGGAAATGAGTGCGTTCAGATAACAGAAGCAGTCCCCATTCCGCAGCAGATTGTTGCTGGACTTCCAAGTCCAGGTACAGTTATGACCACTGGTGGTGTTGCTGTTATTGCGACCAGTTCTGCACTCATGGCAAAACCACTTGCTGATGTTCTTTTGAAGGTCATCAAACCCACAGTGAAGAAGGTCATGAAGAAGATCGCTGCCATTCGGGGAAAGACAGTTCCCGTACTGTCCACTGCTGAGCGTAGAAACGAACAACGGGCCCGCAACCATGCTATAATGGAACTGAGACAAACACTCAAACCAAAATGATGTTCCAATCCATCTTTGAAGATTCTGATCTTTTGGGTTACATTGAGAGTAATCTGCAGGATCCTTGGAAAGGTACTCCCTTTGAGGGATACGTTTTTATGTCTCCTAAACAGAAAGGAGAATTTGGAGAGCGATTTGTTAGCAAGTTGATGACTCTTGCTGGTCATGAAGTTAAACGTGCTAAGACTTCTACCGCTGGACATGACCGTGTGGTTTCTGGTATTCGTACTGAAATCAAGTTCTCTCTTGCCACTCGTGATAAAAAAGGTGGCATCTATGGAGATAAGTTCATCATCAACCATGTTTCTGTGTGCAAGGATTGGGAACGTCTTATCTTCTGTGGCATCAATGAACAAGAGGGTGATGCTCGTATTGTGTGGTTTAGTAAGGAAGACTTTGCTAATCACATGAAGAGTGAAGATTGTATGTTCAATCCTCAACAGGCAGGTAAGAGTGGTGGGAATGATGATTACATTTGCACTAACATCAAAAAACTGCTAGAGTTTGACTTTGTAAAAGATATCAAAGAATGGTGATATGATTGAAAAGTTCCTTAATATCAAAGAATCAACTCGTAATCTGAGCGATGAAGAGTTTGATGAGATCCTCCCTATTCTTGCCAGGGAGTTATCTCATGTGGATATTTTGCCAAAGTATAATTATTCTCAACTAGAAAGTGATTGGGGAAAGTTGTGCCATTGGTTACCTGAAGGAACAACAATCAATTCCACAAGTAGATTGGGAATGAAATTATGCGAACACTTCTTCCCAAACTTTTATGATATTAAGGATCACAAGAATGTATCTTTTGTTGATCTGTGGAAAGATGAAACTTTGCTGATGAAGATATTGAAGTGGAATCGTAAGTCACATTCTACTCCATATCTTTCTGAACTGAAGAGAGGAATATATTTTTGCGGTGGCCTTGCCAAGTCAACTATGTATAGACCCCAAATGGCAAAACTAGTTACTAAAGGATGCAAATCAGTTCTTGATCCTTGCTGTGGTTGGGGTGGAAGAATGCTTGGTTCTGTCGCTAATGGTTGCGACTATTATGGATTTGAACCTAATACAGAGACTTTCAATGGTCTTATGAAACTTGCAGAGTATCTCAACATCACTGACAAAGTAAATTTGTTTTGTGATGACGCACTGAATATGAATAATTACGATATTCCAGATGTGGATTGTATACTGACTTCACCTCCTTATTTTAATTTGGAGGTTTATTGTGATGAAGAATCCCAGTCAATCACTAACTGTGATACTTATGATGAATGGGTAAACAGATTTCTTTCTCCTCTTATTCGTCTATCTTTGGGAAAACTCAAGAAGGGAGGTAAATCTTGCTGGAATGTTGCTAAGATTAAGCAGGGTGATATGTGGGAAGATGTAATTAAAATCCACGAACAATCTGGATTTGTTCAGAGTGAAGAATATATTATGTGCTCATCCAAGAGACAAGTTAACGGTAGTGGAAAGAGTTACGATAAAACTATTTCTTTTGCGTCTCTATAGGACCACCTAGATCTTCTGCCTTATTTGATACTGGTGTTGGAATAGAATGTCTGTGTGGAGGAATGACACCACCAGGGTTAGTAACAACCACATCTGCACAGACTTTATAATATGGAGACTTGGGGTGGAAATAAATTCCCTGCTTCTTCAACTCGCCACAATTCTTCAGTCTAGCGATCTCAAAGTCTAAACGCTTATTAGCAGTCAGTTGCTGCTGTAAGGCGATTTGAGTTGCTGCTGCTTCCTTACACTGTTCTTGGAGTTTCTTATCTAATGGTTTGCTCCAAGTGGCACTGACACCGATTGAGAGGTTGTAGTTATCTTTTTGACCCGTTCTGGTGGGTACATGGTAAAGAATGTTACCAGGGTTATCCAAAGAACCATCGCCATCAAGGTCACGCATATCATATACAGGATCCATATAGTACGGTTCATATGGTTTCTGCATTGATCCTGCAGCAGTAGCAAATGGTGTTACATTTAGAGTTGGTCCTTGACACTGGATTCCACCGCCATAGGTGTTGGTGATGTAAGGTCCTTGTAGGACTTGGATGGCTTGGTTTGTGACGCTACCAGAGGAATTAGCAACAGGAGAAGCAGTGGCGCTAACGCCGCCAACAGTCTCAGCAAGAACTCTTTGGTGGACCAGTGTCGGGAATGTAACACTTAGGATTACTGCGTAAAGATACTTGTAGTGTCGGTGACGCTTTGAATTTCTGTGGTTCTTTGAATTATTGTTTGGTTGCTTAAACCAGGACCTTGATACGTTTCTGTGAACTGAAACGCTTCTCCTGGTGTTGTCTGTGTGAATGATGGTCTGCTGTTGACGTTTGTCCATGATGAGGTCACTCCTTCTATAGTTACATTATTAGCACCCGTTCCTGGGGAAAGATCTCCCGATGCTGTAATACCACTACCTGTTACTGTATATTGATATCCCGTGTTATAGTCTATTGAATTTATAATCTCCGTAACCGTGCTTGTTGTTTCGGTATGGGAGGTCATTGAGCCCTGTGTAAAATTTGGTACTACAGGCACTGCCCGTGAAGTCAACGGGACAAATGCATAAAACAAACCCACACTCAGGGCACCGATGACAGTCTTCAGTTTCATGATCATCAACATCCATTATTTGACAGTAATCTCAGAAACGTATTGTCCTGTCGCAGATGTGCCTGCTCCACCAGCAGTCAAAGTTACTGCACCTGCAGACGTAATCGTACCAGCAAGAGTGCCAGCAGAACCAGCAGCAGTAGAAGTTTGATTAGAAAGAGCACTTACCGCACCTACAGTTGGAGCAGTTGTTACTAAAGCGTCACCAGCAGTGAATGAGTTTGAGAAACTGAATGTAGCACCATCAGTTGTTTGAGTTGCGGTAGGAATAGATCCACCAGCAACACCACTTGTTAGAGTGCCAAGACCACCAACTTCAAGGTTAGCAGTAGCATTACTACCAACATCAAGAGTTACTCCACTACCAGAAACGGAATAGGAGTTTCCAATTCTCTGGACATTGGTCGCCGCAGCATCTACAGTCAGTTGGACTGATGATGAGAGTTTATGAGTAAGATCGGCATGTGCAGGTGCCGCCAACACTAACATTCCAAAAGCAATTAATGCTTTTTTCATTTTTCATTTGAATATCTTGGAATTATTTAGCAGGAAACACTTGACGGATTCCCTGGGTTCGTACTATAATAAATACATCAACACGTTAAGGAATGTAACGATTCCTTAAACAGTTGTAACACTTGCAGAAAAGGGTCTAACCACCTCACCGAGGCTATGCAAGTAAAAGATGCCTCTCATATCCTTACCTGAGGGTGGTAAGGAAATAAGTACCTCCACCATTTCCCTGATGGACTTACTTACTTTTTCAAAACAATGACTGCTACACTTTCACGTCAACAACAATCAAATACTTGGGAACAGTTCTGCAATTGGGTCACCAGCACTGACAATCGTCTGTATGTTGGTTGGTTCGGAGTCCTGATGATTCCTTGCCTGCTCGCTGCTACTATCTGTTTCATCGTTGCCTTCATCGCCGCACCTCCTGTGGACATTGATGGCATCCGTGAACCCGTCGCTGGTTCACTTCTCTATGGAAACAACATCATCTCTGGTGCTGTTATTCCTTCGTCCAACGCAATTGGACTGCACTTTTACCCCATTTGGGAAGCCGCATCTCTTGATGAATGGCTCTACAACGGTGGTCCTTTCCAACTGGTTGTCTTCCACTTCCTGATCGGCATCTATGCCTACATGGGACGTGAGTGGGAACTGTCCTATCGTCTGGGTATGCGTCCTTGGATCTGTGTTGCTTACAGCGCACCTGTCGCTGCTGCTTCTGCTGTATTCCTGGTTTATCCTTTCGGTCAAGGTTCTTTCTCTGACGCAATGCCTCTGGGTATCAGTGGCACCTTTAACTACATGCTTGTTTTCCAAGCAGAGCACAACATCCTGATGCACCCCTTCCACATGCTCGGCGTTGCTGGCGTGTTCGGTGGTTCTCTGTTCAGTGCAATGCACGGTTCTCTGGTTACTTCCTCGCTGGTTCGTGAAACCACTGAGTCTGAGTCTCAGAACTATGGTTACAAGTTTGGTCAAGAAGAAGAGACCTACAACATCGTTGCTGCTCATGGTTACTTCGGTCGCCTGATCTTCCAATACGCTTCCTTCAACAACTCCCGTTCGCTGCACTTCTTCCTCGCAGCATGGCCTGTTGTCGGTATCTGGTTCACTGCTCTTGGTGTTAGCACCATGGCATTCAACCTGAACGGTTTCAACTTCAACCAGTCGGTCATTGACTCTCAGGGTCGTGTCCTCAACACCTGGGCTGATGTCCTCAACCGTGCCAACCTGGGGATGGAGGTGATGCATGAACGAAATGCTCATAATTTTCCTCTGGACCTGGCAGCTGCCGAGTCAACTCCTGTTGCTCTGACTGCTCCAACCATCGGTTGATAAAATAAAAACTGAATAATATCAAAAGGGGGACTTGCAAAAGTCCCTTTTTTAATATATAATAATACACGAATATGATACACGAATGGCGAAACCAACTCAAACTACTGGAAGCAAGACCTGCACCAAGTGTGGTGTAACCAAAGACATCACAGAGTTTTATAAAAGGGGTGGAAAGCAGTCACCAAATACAAGACATAACCATTGTAAAGAATGCACTAAAAGTAGAGTTTCTAAAAACTATGCAAAAGACCCTATGGTGTGGAGAAATGCTGAATTGCAAAGAAGGTATGGCATTACTCAAAACGATTATGAGGTAATGATTGCAGAGCAAAATAACCAGTGTGCCATTTGTAATACAACAGAACCTGGTGGAAGGCACAATAGTGGTTATTTTGTTGTAGATCATTGTCATACTACTGGTAAGGTTAGAAAACTACTCTGTCATAACTGCAACACAGCACTGGGTCTTGTAGGAGATAATGTAGATACTCTCCACAAGATGATTAACTACCTAAGCACAAACACTCATTGACATCTATTGTAAAGTATTGTAAACTAAATAAGAGAAATAAATTTGGAGATTAATGACTGCTTCAACTCTTTCACCACCAATTTCACAGCGAGGATGGTTTGATGTCTTGGATGATTGGCTTAAACGAGATAGGTTTGTTTTTGTCGGTTGGTCTGGTCTTCTTCTATTCCCGACTGCTTATCTCGCTCTTGGCGGGTGGCTTACAGGGACCACCTTCGCAACTTCGT